TGGGGGTTGTTATATTGCTGGACTGTCCCAGTAAAGATTATTTAGAATCTATGTATATGTTTCACCCCCTGGAGGGTACATTAGATATTATACACCTACTTCTTACATCTGTCAACTGAACATAAAAATAAAGTTGTTGTCAACTAGATTTATACATGGTATAATACAGGTATGAATAATAGTTTATTACCTCCTGAGAAAAAGAGAGAACTCAATGAGCAACAACAAAAGTTCCTGGATGCTCTTGCACATGAAGCTAGGGGAAATATCAAACAAGCCCTAGCTATTGCAGGATATGCAGAGACCTCTCAATCCAATATAGTCAATTCATTAAAAGATGAAATAGTAGAAGTAGCTACAAAGATACTCGCTAAATCAGCTCCCATGGCTTCTCAGAAGCTTGTAGAGATACTTATGAGTGATGACCCTATACCACAAGTAAACGCTAAACTACAAGCAGCTCAGACCCTACTAGATAGAGTTGGTGTTGCCAAGAGAGATAAGTTAGATGTTACCCACACAGCTACTTCAGGTATATTTATTTTACCTGATAAAGAAAAAGTAATAAACATAGAAGCTGAGGAGGCTCAAATAGATGATGAACAGAAGTAGTTCAACAATACCATTTGGTTATAAACTCAAAGAAGATAATAAAACATTAGAACCAATTGAAAAAGAATTAGAAGCACTAGACAAAATGAAAGAAGGTGTAAGAGCTGGGGCGTTTTCATTAAGAGGTGCAGTAGAAATACTACAATCTCAAACAGGTAGAAGACTATCTGCTATGGGATTAAAAAAGATAATTGATAAAGATAAACCAAAAGAACAAGCTCAACCAAGTTTGTTAGGAAAGGATAGTTAATGGAAATAATATATTATGTGTTAATTGTACTATGGGTTATGGGAGTAGCAGAGTAATGGAATTTTTCTTTCCAATCAATACAGCTATCTCATTAATAGCTATTGGTATAATAATACTTTGGACACTAAGACCTTAATATGACAGATAAACCAAAAAGACAATATTTTTTCTCACAAGCTCAAAAGACTAAGATAGCAGCTCGACAGGCTATTAGAGAAAAAGAAAGAGAACTTAAAAAGTTAGCTAAGAAATTAGATAATACTAAACAAAGATTAAAACAAAAGAAAGAAGCTATTGGTGCAGTTGACCAAGCAATAAATCCAAATGAAAAAAGCAAGACAGGCAGCGTGGTGGAAAAAGGGAAGTTGGATAAGCTTCCTAAGAAAGTTAAAGAACTCCTCGAAAAAGAAAAAGATAGAATAGTATTTAAACCTAATGATGGTCCACAAACAGAATTTTTAGCAGCAGGAGAACAAGATGTATTATATGGTGGTTCTGCTGGTGGTGGTAAATCATATGCTATGTTAGTTGACCCACTAAGGTTTATGCACGTGAAAGAACATAGAGCTTTGTTATTAAGAAAGTCTATGCCTGAGTTAAGAGAACTAATTGATAAATCTAGGGAGTTATATCCTAAAGCTTTTGCTGGTGCTAAGTTTAGAGAAGTAGAAAAAATATGGAGGTTTCCATCAGGTGCATCATTAGAGTTTGGTTATCTTGATAGAGATGCTGATGTATATAGATACCAAGGACAATCATATACTTGGATAGGTATAGATGAATTAACTCAATATCCTACAGAGTTTCCATTGCAATATCTACAATCAAGATTAAGAACAACTAATCCAGCAATACAATGTTATATTAGATGTACTGCTAACCCTGGAGGAGTTGGAGGACATTGGGTAAAGAAAAGATATTTAGACCCTAGTCCACCTAATGAATCTTTTGTTGGTGAAGATAAGATAACAAGAAAATTTATACCAGCTAGATTAGAAGATAACCCTTTCTTATCTGCTGATGGTAAGTATGAGCAAATGCTTATGTCATTACCAGCAGTACAAAGAAAACAATTATTAGAAGGTAATTGGGATGTTGCTGAAGGTGCAGCTTTTGTTGAGTTTGATTATGATACTCATTGTATTGACCCATACACATTACCTAAACATTGGGATAGAGTAAAAGGAATTGACTATGGTTATGCAGCAGAGTCTGCAGTAGTTTGGGCAGCAATAGACCCTAGTGATGAAACATTAATTATTTATAGAGAATTATATCAGAAAGGTTTAACAGGTGAAGACTTAGCTACAAAAATTTACGAATATGAAAAAGAAGATAGACTATCAGTTCGTGGTGTTTTAGATTGGGCAGCTTGGAATAAAACTGGACAAACAGGACCAACTGTTGGAGAAGTCTTAAGTAAAGCTGGACATAAACTTAGAAGAGCTGATAAGAATAGAATACAAGGTAAAATACAAATACATGAAAGATTAAAATTAAATAATAAAGGCAGACCTAAATTACAGATATTTAAAACTTGTCCTAATTTAATTAGAGAGATTCAATCTATACCTTTAGACCCTAACAAGCCTGAAGATGTAGATACGAAAGCATCAGACCACGCATATGATGCATTAAGATACTTAATTATGTCAAGACCTAGAACACAATCGGTTTGGGAGGATATGGCTAATGTTAAAAAGTTTACTCCTTCAGACCCAATATTTGGATATTAAATGCCACTATATACATTTAAAGATAAAAATAAAAATATAGAATATGATAAAGAATTATCTTATGAAGATTTACAAGAGTATGTTAAACAAGACCATATCGAACAAGTATTTAAAATGAATATTTTTAGATATGCTGATGGGGGTGGTATAAAAGACCAGTTTACTGATTGGTGTAAAAATCAAAAGGTAGAAGATAAAGGTGGTTTTACGCCATATGGAAAAGCAACTAAAGACTTTGTAAAAAAGGATTGATGAGAAAAAGAAAGATACTTAAATTTAAAAAAAAGAAAACCGATAATGAGTTAGACAATTATCCATTAGTTGAAATTAAATGGTATGATATTGTTAGCGAAAGTAGTTGGTTAGAAATTAAAGAAGTTAAAGAAATGGAACTACCTGTTTGTATTACAAAAGGACACTTATTAAGTCAAAGCAAAGGGGTTACTAGAGTCTTTGGTGACTATGCTGAAGATGATAATGGCGACCTAGATGATTTAGGTAATGTAACTTTAATACCTACTAGTGTTATCATTAGCATTAAAAAGATAGTTGACAAGTCTTAATAAAACGTGTATTATTATAAGTATTACGACAAAAAGGAAAAGGTGTAATTTATGGCTACATACGACCAATATTCTGTAAATAAACCCATGGATAACATGGAAAAAATTTCAGAACAAGAAAGAATTTCAGCTTTAGTTGCAAACATTAAATATAAATTTGACCAATGTGAAACAACTAGAGAAGATGATGAAGACAGATGGCTACAAGCATACCATAATTATCGTGGTAGATATTACAAAAATGTAGCTTTTAGAGACCATGAAAAATCAAGAGTGTTTGTTAAAGTTACTAAAACAAAAGTCTTAGCAGCTTACGGACAACTTATAGATGTTTTATTTGGTGCTAATAAATTTCCGTTAACTATTCAAGAAACAAGAGTACCTGAAGGTATAGCAGAATATGCTCATCTTAATCCTTTAAAAGAACAAACAGGTATAGACCAAAACACTCCTAACATTGAAGGTAATATGGATTACATTCCAGGAGAAGGAATGCAACAACCATCTCCATCTTCTGTTTTAGGTTTTCCTGGTGATGGTAGAGATTTACCAAAAGGTGCAACATTCGAATCACTAAATGAAAACTTCTTAGGTGGTCTTGAAGAAAAATATGAAGAAGCAAATTTAACAGAAGGACCTGCACCAAGTCCTGAAATGCCACAAATTAAACCTGCACAAATTGCAGCAAGACAATTAGAAAAATTAATTCATGACCAAATAGAAGAATCAGATGGTAGTATTCAATTAAGAAATGCTATATTTGAATCTTGTTTATTAGGTACAGGAATTGTTAAAGGACCATTTACATATAATAAAACTTTACATAAATATGGTTCAACTGGTAATGGTACAGCTAGAGAATACAATCCTGAAACTGTAAAAGTACCAAGAGTAGAATTTGTTTCTGTATGGGATTTTTACCCTGACCCAAATGCTAGAAACATGGATGAATGTGAATATGTAATTCAAAGACATAGATTAAATAGACATCAAGTTTTAGATTTAGCTAATAGACCTTTCTTTAACAAAGAAGCAATTTTTGAATGTGTAAAGATGGGTGCTAAATATAATAAAAAATCTTGGGAAACAGATATTGATTTAGAAAAAAGTTCTTATCCTGATATTGAAAATAATAGATTTGAAGTTATTGAATATTGGGGAACAATAGATGCATTAAGTGCAAGAGAAGAAGGATTACAACTTGATGAAGATATTGATGATGCAAAAGAAATTCAAGTTAATGTTTGGATGATTAGAGACAAAGTAATTAGAATTGTTGAAAATCCATTTAAACCTTTTAGAACTCCTTATCAAGCTTTTGTATATGAAAAAAATCCATATACATTTTTTGGTATTGGTGTTCCTGAAAACATGGATGATGCACAACAAATTATGAATGGTCATGCAAGAATGGCAATTGATAATTTAGCATTAGCAGGTAACTTAGTATTTGATGTAGATGAATCTGCATTAGCATCTAATCAAACTATGGAAGTATTTCCTGGTAAAATATTTAAAAGACAATCAGGTGTACCTGGACAATCTATTTATGGATTAAAATTTCCAAATACTGCAGTAGAAAATATGCAGATGTTTGATAAGTTTAGACAACTTGCAGATGAATCAACAGGTTTACCATCTTATTCACATGGACAAACTGGTGTTCAAAGTATGACTAGAACAGCATCAGGTATGTCAATGTTAATGGGAGCAGCATCATTAAATATTAAAACAGTAATTAAAAATATTGATGACCAATTAATTAAACCTTTAGGTGAAGCAATGTATCAATGGAATATGCAATTCTATGAAGGTGACTTACCAATACAAGGTGATTTAGAAATTAAAGCAACTGGTTCTTCTAGTTTAATGAAGAAAGAAGTTAGAAGTCAAAGACTAACTATGTTCTTACAAACAGTACAGAATCCAGCTATTGCACCATTCGTTAGAATGTCAGAGGTTATAAAAGAGTTAGCATACTCATTAGATTTAAACCCTGAAGAAATAATGAATACAAAAGATGAAGCATCAATATACGCAAAAATAATAGGACAACAAAATGTTAACAAAGGAACTAGCCCTCAAGCTCCTATCCCTGGTCAACTCGGACCAATGGAAGGTAATGGAGGAATACCTGCACAAAATGCAGGACCAAACAACTCAGGAAATGGCGAAAGCCCAATCGGACCAGGTAATGTATCAATGCCAGGGGAGATGGAATTTACTGGACAAGTTGAAGAACCTACCCAGTAACGTAAGAGAAATAGCTAAAATAAATTAGTGTTGACATATTAGTTTATTATTTCTATAATTAAGAAAGAGGAAACTTATGAAAAGAATTAAAGCAAAGAAAATGGCTACAGGTGGACTTATGTCTATGCCTCCTTTTATTAAAAAACAAGAGGATGAAAAAGATATAGGTATTTCACCTTATGATGTAAACACTCCTCAAAGTGCTAGACAAGGAATGCCATCAAGATTACTTTCTCCAGCAAGAACTAGATTTAAAAAAGGTGGAGAATCATTTCCTGATTTAGATGGTAGTGGAGATATAACACAAAAAGATATTTTAATTGGAAAAGGAGTTATTAAAAAAGCTATGGGTGGATTATTAAAAAGAAAAAAATATAAAAAAGGTGATGAAGTTTTAGATGAAGAAGCTTTTGAACAATTTGATATTGAAGATTTAAAACCAAAACCAAAAGATGTTTCAACTTCAGAATTAAATGAAATGAGAAGTATGGAAGCTCTTAAAGAAATGAAAGATGCAGGATTAGAATTAACTGAGAAACAAGAAAATGATTTAGCAAAATACGAAGCATCAAAAGCTATTAAATCAGAAAGAGTTGAAGCTGCATTAGGTGGAATGATTGGTGTTGAAAGAAGTAAATATGACCAACGACCTGATTATCAAGCATATGCAGAAGGTGATGTAGTTGAAGAAGAAACTATGGAAGAAGAAGTACCAATGGATATGGAAGATTCATTATTAGAAAAGCCAGTTGGTATGGATGAAGAAGAAGATATTACTGATGAAGATATGGAAGGTATGGATGCAATTATAGATACCTCTGCTTTATCACAAGAGGAAGAAACTTTATTAGATGAAGCAGTTGAAATGCATCCTGAACTGGAAGCAATTATTCCTAAATTAGTAGCAACAGAATTTACAGATGATGGAGAAGTAGAAGGACCAGGAACAGGAACTTCAGACTCTATCCCAGCATTATTATCAGATGGTGAATTTGTATTTACAGCAAAAGCAGTAAAACATCTTGGCGTTGATAAATTAAGAAAGATGATGAAAGATGCAGAAGAATCTTATGATGCTGGTGTTCAAATGCAAGAAGAACAACAAGAACAAGTTTAACAGAATTTATAGAGACAGGTAAACTCTATGGATAGACAAGCTACCTTATAATTTATTATAAGCCCTTGTAGCTTCGTTTAAAACAATAATACCTACCTTAGCTACCTTCAGTTAAGAAGCCCTAAAGGAGGACAAAATGAGTAAAAACGAAGAAGGACAAAGACAAGAAGCCAAAGCAAATCCGTATAACAGAAAGAAGTCTTGGCATACAGATAATGTAATGCCACAACCACTTCAAAATGCTAATACTGGTTTGTTTACGCCAACCCCTGATAGTAACCAAGTTGTATCAGAAGCTACTGCTACAAGCAACCCTAATGATATTAACGAAGATACTTCAGCCACTACGGATAAGGTTCAAGATTCTGCATTAAATGTAGAAGCTAACCCTTATAAAAAGGTTGATTATAAAAAGAGATATGACGACCTAAAACGATATTATGATAGGAACTTAAGTGAGTGGAAAAATAAGGAAGCAGACCTTAAAACACAATTAAAGGAAAACCGACCTAAATATACACCACCTAAATCTAAAGAAGATTTAGAATCTTTTAAAAAAGATTATCCTGACATATATGGAGTTGTAGAAACTGTATCTCACTTGCAATCTCAAAACGAGATTAAAAGTATGCAAGAAGAATTAGAAGGTTTAAAAAAAGCTAATCAAACTTTACAAGAGAGAGAAGCACAACTTGAACTTTCAAAATATCATCCTGACTTTGAGCAAATCAAAGAATCTGATGATTTTCATAATTGGGCAGAAGCTCAACCATTGGAAATTAGAAGATGGATATATGAAAATAATTCTGATGGTACACTTGCTGCAAGAGCAATTGACCTATATAAGAAGGACCGAGGACTTGGAATTGATAAAAAATCCACGAAGAAAGTATCAAAAAATGAAGGAGCTGATTTGTTAGTTAAAACAAACGAACAAGTTCAAACTCCTGAATCAAAAGATATTATCTTCAATCGTTCTGACATAGCTAATATGACAGACGAAGAGTTTATGCAGTATGAAAAAGATATTGTAAAAGCTCAACGTGAAGGAAGAGTTAAGTAATTAACTTTTTTATTTTTTATTAACAACAACAAAAACAAAGGAGTAAATCATGGCAAAATTTGCTGGTGGTTCAACGTACAACTTTGGATTAGGTGTAAGTGGTCAAACTAATGGTTTCTTTATACCTGAAATCTATTCAAAGAAAGTACAAATCGCACTCAGAAAAGCTGCAGTTGCAGAAGCAATCTGTAACACAGACTATATGGGTGAAATATCTAACTTTGGTGATACAGTAAACATCATCAAAGAACCTCAAATTGCAGTAGCAGACTACACAAGAGGTCTTACTGTAACTTCAACTGACTTAACAGACCAAGAGCTTGTTCTTACAATTGACCAAGCTAAGTCTTTCTCATTCAAATTGGATGACTTAGAGAGAAGATTCTCTCATGTTAACTTCCAAGCTGTAGCTTCAGACAACGCTGCATACGCATTAAGAGATGCAATGGATTCAAATATCCTAGCTGCTGTTTCTGCTGGTGCAACTGTAACTACAGGAATGGGTACTACTGGAACTCCAATTGATATTGGATTCACAGGTAGTAAAGTTGACCCTTTAAACCAAATGGCATTAGCTGCAAAAGAACTAGATGAAGCTAACGCACCTGAAGAAGGTAGATGGTTTGTGGCTGCACCTGAATGGTACAACGCACTATCTAACTCTGCTTCAAAACTTTTATCAGTTGACTTTAATGCTGGTCAAGGTTCAATCAGAAATGGTTTAGTAGCAAGTGGTCTCCTAAGAGGATTCCAAATGTACAAATCTAACAACTTACCAACTAATGACTTAAGTGGTGCAACACCTGCTGGTTCAGCAACTGCACCTGAAGCTTTATTCGGTCACATTTCAGCAACATCTGCTGCAAGTGCAATGAACAAAGTTGAAACTATTAGAGACACAGGTACGTTCTCTGATATTGTTAGAGGTCTAATGGTATGGGGTAGAAAAGTATTAAGACCTGAAATCGTAGGTAAAATCATCTACGTTGCATAGTCTTAACTACAACAACTAATATGATATGGGGGTTGAAATATACCCCCTATCACAAAGGAGAAATATAGTTATGATAGAAAAAATTAAAAACAAATGTCAACATTTTGTTGATGAACATAAAGTTGAAACGATTGCAGTTCTAGTTATTTTAGTTATTGCAATTATAATATAAATTATAAAATAAAGAAATTAATATGCCTGGATATGGAATGAAAAAAAAGCCAATGAAACATGGTGGCAAAGTGCATGGTAAACCTGCAAAGAAAAAAATGATGTATGGTGGTATGATGCATAAAAAGAAAAAGAAAAAGTAATTAATATGGGTATAATGTCTTCACCAGCTTGGACTCGTAAAGAGGGGAAGAATCCTAAAGGTGGATTAAATGCAAAGGGTCGAGCTTCTTACAATAAAGGTCGTACAAAGACAGGTAAGAAGAGAAATTTAAAACCACCTGCACCCAATCCTAAAACAAAAAAAGATGCCAACAGGCGAAAGAGTTTTTGTGCAAGAATGCGTGGGATGAAAAAGAAACTTACTTCTAAAAAAACTGCAAGAGACCCTAATTCAAGAATTAATAAATCACTAAGAGCATGGAATTGTTAAATGGCTAAAACTTATATATCAATGGTTAATGAATTACTGGTTGAAATAAATGAACCTGAAGTTACAACTGTATCAGGAGCATTAGGTATTCAAAAATTTGTATCTAATGCAGTAAATAGAGCATATTTTGATATAGTAGATTCTGTTGATGAATGGTCATGGTTACATACTGCACCACCTCAAAATGAATATTATGGTAATCATTATGTAGAAACTGTGGCTGGAACAAGATGGTATTTAATGAAACCAGGCTCAACAAGTATAGATACAGATTTTGATTCTGTTAACTGGGATGGATTTACTTTAACAGAAGAAGGTGTAGCAGGAGAAACTGCACCATTTACAATTAACAAATTAGCTTTTACAACATTATCAGCATGGAGACAAAATTATGCTGCAACAGAAGAAGCAAATAAAGCAAATACACAAACATATGGAACTCCACTTAGAGTTTTAAGAAGTTCAGATGGTAGAAGATTTGGTCTTTCACCTATACCTGATAAAGTTTATAGAATATACTTTTTTGCTTACAATAGACCTACTGCATTATCATCTGATACAGATACAGTTTTATTTCCTGAACAATACAAACCTGTTTTATTAGCAAGAGCAAGATATTATATTTATCAATTTAAAGATAATATAGCACAATCACAATTAGCATTAGACGAATATAAAAAAGGTTTACAAAATATGGCTGACCAATTAAATTCACCACAACCTGAATATATGTCTGATGTTAGATTTACATATTTATATTAAGGAATAATATATGCCAACACAAGGAGCTTCCATTACAGTACAAGGTGGCTTGGATTTAATTTCAAGTTCTCATGCTTTATTTAGAACTCCAGGTGCTGCAACAGTTTTACAAAATTTTGAATCATCTACAACTGGTGGTTATCGAAGAGTAAGTGGATATGAAAAATGGGGAACTACAAGTGCAGTAATTCCATCAGGTTTATCAACAGATTTAATTCATGGTCTAAAAAATTATGCTAATGGAGTGGTTGTTGCTCAAGGTGATAATTTATATTTTAGTACTACAGGTACTTCATATGTTCAAATAAACAAAGATACATTTACACTACAGAAAATAATTTAACTTATTATGTAGGTGGAATATCTGCAGGTAGTTTAGCTGGTGCTACAACTATACCTAGAACTAATCAAAGTAATGTTCAATTTGTAAATTTTGAATCTACAGGTGGTCAAAATGGTACTTTATATTTTGTAGATGGACAAAATAAAATAGGTGAATTTTCTATTCATGATGATGCAACTTATCATTATGAAGATATTAATAATGATGCTCCTGAAGGATGTTCACTAATTGAAAGATATGCTGAAAGAATTATAGTAGCAGGACAAACACTTTATCCTAGTGTTGTTCATTATAGTACTAGATTAAAACCTTATGATTTTACAGGAGCTTCTTCAGGTTCTATTGATGTAGGAGACATAGTTACTGGTATAAAAGTCTTTAGAAATAGCTTAATTATATTTTGTAAAAATAGTATTTATGAGTTGACAAACCTTGATTCTACTCCTATAATTAAATCAGTAACTAAAAATATTGGTTGTGTAAGTGGCAACTCAATTCAAGAGATAGGTGGAGATTTAATTTTTTTAGCACCTGATGGATTAAGAACAGTTGCTGGTACAGCGAGAATTGATGACGTAGAATTAGGTTCTATATCAAGAAAAATTTTACCATTAATAGATACTATATTAAGAAATTTTAGTAATTATACTATTTCAAGTACTGTTATTAGAGAACGAAGTCAATACAGATTATTTTATTATCAATCAGGACAAGCTAATGCAGGACAAAAAGGAATTATAGGAACATTTAAATATAGTGCAGAAGGTATTCCTGCTTTTGAATGGAGTGAAACAAAAGGACTACCTGTTAAATTTATTACTTCAGATTTAAATAGTTCAGGTACAGAATTGATTTATCATGCAGATGAATCAGGATATGTTTATCAACATGATACTGGAAATAGTTTTGATGGTTCAAATGTTGAAGCAGAGTTTCAAACACCTGATATGGACTATGGTGATAATGGTTTAAGAAAAAGTTTATATGCAATTAAAGCAAATATTAAACCTGAAGGTATTCAAAACGATTTAAATTTAAGAATTAGATATGACTTTGAAAGTTCTGAAGTTCCACAACCAGGTAATTTTTTAGTTGGTAATTTAAGTTCAGCATCATTATTTGGTTCAGCATTATTTGGAACAGGTACTTTTGGAGCAACAACTTTACCAAGTAAAAGAGTAGTAGTAACAGGAAGTGGTTTTTCTAATAATTTTAAATTTTTTAGTAATGATACAAATGCACCATATTCAGTAAACGGAATGTTTGTTTCATTTATAGCAGGAGGAAGAAGATAACATGGCAGGATATACTAGACAAAGTTCTATTAATGATGGCGATACAATATCAGCATCATTATTTAATAACGAATATAATCAACTTTTATCAGCATTTAATAATACAACAGGACACAAACATGATGGTACTGCAGCAGAAGGTCCAGTAATTGGTTTAATTGGAGATGCAGGATTAACTAGTCCTCTTAATAAAATTGTAATTGATACTGCTAATGATGAAATAGAATTTTCAATAGATGTTGGAAGTGCTTCAGTAGAACAATTAAAAATAAAAGATGGTCTTATTATACCTACAATAACTAATGATATTGATTTAGGTACAAGTTCTTTACAATTTAAAGATGCATATTTTGATGGTAATGTAACTTTAGATGGTTTAGTAATTGGTTCAGCTACAGC